AAGAAGAGTATGATGCCTACAGCATTGAAAGCATCCGCGAACGTGGCGATGCTATGGAAATGGCGCAGGAAGTCAGCGAGATCATGAATTCAATGGGCCCCGGTGCGCTCTCAGGCAAAGAAGCTTATGACATGATAGTGGACGCTATTAACACCAAGGGAGACCGCGGTGATGTGGCTCAATTCTGGGATATGATGCTTAGTCCGCAGGGGCCCCTTCTGTATCGAGAAGAACCAGAAGAAGAATACTAAGTATGAATGGATTAGCGACATGAAAATCACAAAAACACAACTTAAAGAGATTATCAAGGAAGAGCTTCTTAAAGAATATGGTGGCTCTATCGCTAACTTCGGCGGTATGGCTTCTTCCCTCGGCGCCGTCGCAGGCCGCAACGAGCCCGCCTCGATGGAAAATGACCCAGATTCAATCGTTCAAGAAAAGGCAGTTCAGTTTTTTACAAACTTAGAGATAACTGAAAAAGTAGTTGGCATTTTGGTGAACAATATTGCTATCCCCGATCTAATAACAATTATGGAGAAAGTTCCGAAGATTGATACCGCCGAAGAAGAATTACACGAAGCGGAGAAAAATAATCCTTGGGCAATTTGCACGGCATCGGTTGGTCGAGAAGATAAAGAGAAATATGAGAAATGCGTCAAGAGCATGAAAAAGAAGAAAGGTAAAAAATGATGGACGAAACAAAAGGAAAACTAGATAGATTGGTCGAGAAGATGATTTCTCGCAAGTTTCTGGTTTGGCTAACAGCCACAGGATTGATGGCATTTTATGGATTAGAATCTGGCGATTGGGTAATGCTATCTGCAATTTACATTGGCACGCAAGGCGTTATTGATGGTCTTGCGAAAATGAAAGGCGTCTGATGTTAAAGATTGACTGGCTTAAAGTTATCGGTCTCGCAAAGAAAAACTGGAAAGAAATAGCCATTATTATTCTTTTGCTTACAGTTATTGGAAAAATGCGTTATGATTATAAACAATTAGAAAGCACTTATGAAACCAGCCAACAATCTCTTCAAAACCAAATCGACGGTTTACAAGAAATCCATGCAGAAGAATTAGAAAAAAAAGAACACGCATTGCAACAATATCGNGATGCACTAGATTTGTTGGAGAGACAATATGAAGAAGAAAGAGAAAATGTTAAAGTGGTGGTGGAAGAACGAGTTGTTGAAATTGAAACAACGATCGACAACAGGAAGCAGTTCACCGAAAACAAAGAAGAACTCGCAGAACAAATAACAGATACATTCGGATTTCAGTATGTTCCTTAAAGTGCTATTGTTTTCATTGGCGGCTCATGCGAATCCGCCACAGTTTACTATTGTTGGTCAGGACGAACCCGCTCCCTTTGAAGGTGTTTTGTTTAATAAGCGNGCCCTATCAGAGTTATTGGTTCTCCCAGAACAATACAAAATGGAATGTGATTTAGAGATTGAGTATCACCTAGATGTTCAGGCCACCGAATTTCACCTAGAGCGCCAGAATTTTCAAATCCGCTTAGACGCGTTAACGAAGGAATATGATCTACGCATCGAACAAAAGAATATTGAAATCTCCGCACTGCAAGAGGCAATGCTAAAGCAGGCGCCTTCTAATAAGTGGTGGTGGTTTGTGGGTGGCATAGCCGCCGGCGCAGTGACTACCTACGCCGCATATCGGGCTTTCGATGAGCGATAAGCTGAATAAGCTAGCTGCCTTTGAGAAAGCTATTGCTGCAAAATATGGCAAAGAAGCTATTCAAAACCCAAAGGGAAATTGGGACGAAGATAAAGAAAAAGAATATATCCAACAATCCCGAGAGTTCTATAGAAAGCAGACCAAGAATGACGAGGGCCAAGAAAAAGTAGATGTTAATGGGATTAAGATCTCAAAAAAACTACTTAATAGAGAATCTGTAAAATATTGTTCAATCTGCGGAGCTTTTCCAAAGAAATCTATGGATGATGTTTGTTTGGTTAAGTTTGATTGTTGCAATAAATGCTACATTCAATACATTGAGGGAAGAGAAGAGAGATGGCTAAAAGGATGGAGACCTGATGAAATTAGATCCAAGCGCACTTAAACAAATTATTAGAGAAGTATTGGTAGAATCGAACGGAGTTCCCAAAGATCCAACAAGTTTGGCTGGTGGCTCCGGTGTGCAGCAGACCACCCTTAAGAGAGGAATGCGCCAAACTGGAGAAGAGATCGCCGGCATAGAGGATTTTACCCCACAAGAAGGCAAGATAATAAAAAGATACATTGGATTGTTGCAGAAAGCAGCCGAAGAGCTAAGTCTTGAAAAGGGCGCCCTCTTTACGCTGCTTAATGTGCACTTTAAGAAATTGGCCTCTGTAGTTGGCAACGAGCTAGAGAAAAAGAAAGATACGCCGTCTTCCTCTGAGGATCCCATGGCCGCAGAAAAAGGCTCTCAGACGGTAGCCGAGCAGTGCGGCCCACCCCCCGTTGTAAGTGCACCAATTAATGTAGATTCAGAAAACGGAGAAGGGCGAATGGCTAAATCTCAGCTCTACAAGGCAGCTACTTATGCGGCCGAATTAGAAGAGATGATTCAGGATGGAGAAGAATTAGATGCTTGGGTACAATCTAAGATTACCAAAGCATCAGACTATTTATCTTCAGTAAAACATTACTTAGAATACAAGAAAATAAGAGGAAATTAAGAATGGCAACAATATACGATATTATCCAAGGCTTATCACAAGCAGCTGCGAATGCTTATGATGGGGCCCTGGGCGAGGACTACGAACCAGCGAATGATGGTATTTTACGCAGAGAAGAGGGGAACGCTCTTATCGACCAGCGTGTTATGGACGGCTTCAACGTAAAGTTTTATGGCAACATGATGTGCCTTTCATACCACTCAGAGATCCAATTGAAAGAGGTGTATGCTTCCGGTTTCGAGGGAGATATGGATCAGCGCATAGCGGATATTGCAGGCTGGCTCAAGAAAGAATATAAGAAGATTACTGGAAATTCCGTAACCCTCACCGAAGAAGGGGAGATTGATGTATTCGTGGAGAATTCCTCTAGAGTGCGTTCGTGGGTTATCGCTAAAAAGCACTACAAAGTAGGAGGTCTTGCAGAGGAGATGGGAATAGAGCAACCATCTAAGCGCGGCTTAGAGCCCGGCTGGAAGAAGTTCTTAGATCAGGGCGGCTGGGGTAAAAGACCAAAGAATGATACTAGGAAAAAGTAAAAATGAAAATATCCCTACAGAGATTAAGAGAGATCATAACTGAAGAATTGATTAAAGAAGAGCTTGCTCCAGAGATAGCTGCGCCCGCCATTGCTGCAATGCTCCAGGGAATGGAAGCAGAAGCTACTTCTGATATTTTCGGAGATGTGTTTACTCATATGTATGGAGAAGCGGCACTCCAAGCGCAGGCGGATGCAGCTCAGCCCGGCGATTTCGAAGAAGAAGGCTTCCCCACAGAGTACCAACCAGGAGGCGGTGAAGGCGATCGCCCCGTGATGGGATTCAAAGAGGGCATTAGCGACATCATCCAAGAAGAATATTACTTGTATAAAATTAAAGATCATATGAGCGCAGAACTTTTAACTGAGGTTCGCGGGATGAACATTGAGGATGCCAGAGAAATTATGGGAAAACTAGATGCTGATCCCGATGACCCCACTGTGTCCCGCGAGGATGCTTGGGATGCGAAGATGACCGTGCGCGAATATGAACAAGGCGACTATGCCGACCCCGCAGAGCTACGCCAGCAAGCAATGACAATGGCCGACGATGTTATCACCAATCCAATGCGCCGCACTACTCGGCAGATCAAACAGTTGGAAGATATGTGGCGAAAATACAAAGGAGATCTTCGCAACGCGATAGAGACAATTCGGGCAGATAACAACGAAGAGGAAACGACCGTGGATGCATTGGCTAGTTTTTATGATTACTTAACTTCTGCAGGCAATATACAGCAACATGATGTTTCATGAGTTTTCAACTATCAAAGCAGCAAAAAGTAAAAGAGATACTTAAGTGTGGAAAAGATCCCTCCTACTTCCTCAACAACTACGCCCGAATATCGCACCCATTACATGGACTTATTCTTTTTAACACTTTCGACTTCCAAGATGAGCTTCTCAAAGATTTTAATGATTACCGTTTTAACGTTATTCTAAAAGCTCGTCAGCTGGGTATCTCAACGATTACCGCTGGCTATATCGTGTGGATGATGTTGTTCCATCGCGATAAGGCTATTCTTGTTATGGCGACGAAATTCGCAACTGCAGGAAACTTGGTTAAAAAAGTGAAGAATATCATGCGGAATGTTCCAGAGTGGCTAAAAATTTCAAAGATTAGTGTTGATAATCGCACCTCTTTTGAACTTTCGAACGGCTCTTCAATTAAAGCCGCCTCTACGTCTGGGGATGCTGGTCGTTCGGAAGCCCTGTCGCTCTTGGTGCTTGATGAGGCCGCACATATTGAGAGTCTCGGCGAATTGTGGACTGGCCTGTATCCTACGCTATCAACAGGCGGCCGCTGCATTGCGCTTTCTACGCCTAATGGTGTAGGTAATTGGTTTCACAAAACATGTACCGAGTCGGAATCTGGAGCAAACAACTTTAACTTAACAACATTGATGTGGGATGTCCATCCAGATAGAAACGAAGAGTGGTACAAGAAAGAAACTAAGAATATGTCCAAGCGGCAAATTGCACAAGAACTAGAATGCAATTTCAACACATCCGGCGAGACTGTTATCGATTCAGATTGTATGGAGTGGATGCTCTCAATAGTTAGAAGCCCCAAATATAGAACTGGCTTTGATCGCAACTTTTGGATCTTCGAAGAATTCGATCCGACTTGTAATTATCTACTGGTGGCCGATGTTTCTCGCGGCGACGGCGCCGACTTTTCTACTTTTCATATCATCAAGCTTGAAACGCTTGAAGCTGTGGGTGAGTATCAAGGCAAGCCTACACTAGATATGTTTGCTAATATGCTCAATAGTGTAGGGAGAGAATTCGGCGCGTGTATGCTTGTGGTCGAGAACAATAATATCGGATATTCTGTTCTAACCAAGCTTATCGAAGATCATCAATATCCCAATGTATATCATTCTATAAAGTCTACGCATGAGTATATCGAACAACATCAGGCTGAAGCACGCAGCTCCGCTGTCCCCGGGTTCACAACATCTATGAAGACGCGCCCCCTCATCGTCGCCAAATTAGAGGAGTTTATCAGAAACAAACTAATTACCATATATTCCTCTCGGACCATTAACGAGATGAAGACATTTATTTGGAGGAACGGCAAGCCGCAAGCAATGAAAGGTTACAATGATGATTTAATTATGGCATTAGCGATCGCTTGCTGGGTGAGAGATACAGCGCTTCAAGTGAATGCCCGAGAGTTAAACTATCAAAAAGCTTTTGTGAGTGCGATTATAACCAGCAAGACTACCATGAATACCCGGATTAAAGGACAGATAGGCTATAAAAAGAATGAATTGTTTGATAAAATGACAGAAGCAGAAAAGATGTATCAACAATACAAATGGATTATAAAGTGAGACAATAAATGGCACCCAGAAATCGCAATAGAAATAAAAACCCAGCAAACGAGCAAACAACTCTCTATAAGGCTCTTACGAGACTCTTCTCGGGCCCTATTGTAAGTTATCGATCCCAGACCGGCCGGCGCATCCGCCGCCAGCATTTAGACAAATACTCCTCCAGGTTCAAGAGTGCATCCGGCCAGCAGTTTAAAAAATCATTATATAGCCCGTTGGATGAGATATCTACGAATGCAATCGCAAATCAGAGACGTTCTGAGAGATATGTTGACTTTGATCAAATGGAGTACACCCCGGAGATTGCATCTACCATGGATATCTACGCCGATGAGATGACAACGTATTCAAATCTTAGCCCTATGTTAAACATTAAATGTCCCAATGAGGAGATTAAAGCTGTTTTGCATATATTATATTCAAATATTTTGAATCTTGAATATAATTTGTTTGGATGGTCGCGCACAATGTGTAAATATGGCGACTTTTTTCTGTATTTAGATATTGATGACGTGTATGGCGTAAAGTCGGTCATTGCACTCCCGCCAGCAGAGATCGAAAGACTGGAAGGGCAAGACTCCACAAACCCTAACTATGTACAATATCAATGGAATTCTGCCGGAATGACCTTTGAGAATTGGCAAATAGCTCATTTTCGTATCTTGGGTAATGATAAGTATGCTCCTTATGGTACGTCTATTCTAGAGCCAGCGCGCCGGATTTGGCGACAGTTAACGTTAATGGAAGATGCAATGATGGCATATCGCGTTATTCGCTCTTCCGAGAGAAGAGTATTTAAAATTGATGTGGGTGCAATCCCTCCACAAGATGTAGAGCAATACATGGAAAAAATCGTAACCCAGCTTAAGCGACATTCTGTTGTGGATCCGTCGACCGGACGCGTCGATCTTCGCTACAATCCAATGAGTATTGAGGAAGATTATTACATTCCAGTCCGCGCGGGATCTGCCACGGATATTGTTTCGCTAGCCGGCGCGCAGAATATTACAGCAATTGATGATATCAAATATCTTCGAGATAAACTATTCTCGGCTCTCAAGATACCCCAGGCCTATTTGGCAATGGGAGAGGGCGCCGCAGAAGATAAGACCACCCTGGCACAAAAAGATATTCGCTTTGCAAGAACAATTCAGCGCCTTCAAAGAGTTATTATAGCAGAGCTGACCAAGGTTGGCATCATTCACCTTTATACTTTGGGTTTTCGGGGAGATGATCTCTTAGCCTTTAGCTTGTCGCTCAACAATCCATCTAAAATTGCAGAACTCCAGGAAATTGAACACTGGAAGCAAAAATTTGATATCGCTGCAGCAGCCACAGAAGGATATTTTTCACGTAGATGGGTAACAGAACATATCTTTGGAATGTCGAGTGAAGAATTTATCCGATGTCAGAGAGAAATGTATTATGATCGGAAGCATGACGCCGCACTTCAACAAGTGGCCGAGGGCGCCGCNGCCGCCGAGTCAGGTCTTGGTGGCGGGACGGCTGATCTTGAAGGTGACCTGGGAGGCTTAGACCTTGGCGATGAGCAGGAGATGCCGGCCAGCGAAGCTGGAGGAGGAGAGCTTGATCTTGGCGCCACGGACGCTGAAGGCGGCGCTGAAGGCGGCGCCGAAGGTGGAGAGGAAGACAGCACCCTATTGGCGGTTCCTCCGGGTTCAAGAAACGCACCGCGCCTTACTCCCCGCTCTAAAGGGAAGGTGTATCATCCCGTTAAGAATGATCGTAGATCTTCCGGCGCCGCAAGACGACATCGCCAGAGCCAATGGGCCAAGGAAAAAGCATCAAGTGCAATTAGGAATATAGTCCCAGGAATGGCCGATATCCAATCTCTAGCAAGTCCCCCCGGGTCGAGAGGGATTTACGAGCATGATGAATCTATTTATAGTTTGAGTGATAAGACTGAAGAAGAAAAGCTTTTTAAGATTAACAATAGTCTTCGAGTTTTGTTGGAAGGCTTAAAAAGCAAAGAAGAAANTTTATTAGAGCAAAAGGAAAAGGATAATGAAAATAAAGCACAATAAGAAGCGTAATACTGCTTTCGTATATGAGGCATTAATAAAAGAGACGACTGTTTCAATTCTTAAAAATGATCTTGCAAGGCGAAAAGCTGCCATTTCTGTCATTAAAAAGCATTTTTCTGATGGCTCCATATTGAAATCGGAGCTAGAATGTTATCGTTCTTTAAACGAGAAGCAAAATTTAGATAGATTGACTTGTGAGAAGATCTTGAAAGAGGCAAAGCTGCAAAAAAGGCTGCTCGACCCCGCTGAGCTATTTGAGAAGCAGACTGAACTCATCCATGATGTTAATAAGGAGGTATCGCCTTCGGTCTTTAATAATTTTGTTCCTAACTATAAGTCTCTGGCAACTATTGCTCAGATCTTTTCGGACAAAACCTCTCCGAAGAATCAGATAATCTTAGAGAATCAGATCATAAAGGACATGCTCGCCTCAACGAGTGAAGATATCGTGTCTGAAGATATAGACGAGCTAGTATATCGCTCTTTTGTGGTAAAATTTAATGATAAATATGACAACAACTTATTGCAAGAGCAGAAAGACTTACTGGGTTTTTATATATCCTCTTTCGCCGACAACTCCCTACAGTTAAAAATATTCCTCAATGAGGAGATCAGCAGACTAAAAGAGGCACTATCGAGCACCACTGCTGAGGACGTAATGGGCGCCGATGAAGACATGCAACAAAAAGCCTCACAAGTCGTAGAGAAGCTTGACTCTTTTGCGTCCGAAACAATTAACGACACTGTTCTCTTAACAGTCATGAAAACACAACAGCTAGTAAAGGAAATCTACTCTGATGGCAGTAACGATTAAAATTGGAAAGGGCGAAACAAAGACCACAGTCACTTTAGAACTAGACATTCGAAAGAGCCTTAACGGAGATCTAATGATTTTTGATCATGGAGATATCGATATTGTGTTATCAACAACCAAGAATAAGGTGCTGGCGTTTCCTAAAGAGACTATGACTGATTTGGTTTATGGTGCTCAAAATAGACTGTTTTCGCACCTGCAGAAGAGAGGCATCGTTATGCCCGAATCGATCCAGGCTGGTTCTTTTTTTGGCGCCTTCGAAGCAACCATGGAGACTCCTTTTAAAGAAGATGTTAATGCTGCCAAGCTAGCGCTTGTTAACATATCTCAATTTATCGAAGAAGAGCGTCCATATTTTGAGTCACTTGAGGCAATTGTCGCAATGGACGATGATGAGCTGACGCATCCCGATAAGACAGACTCTACTGAATTGGGAGAAGTGCCCCAAAAGACGAAGCAGGGCTCAATCCGCCCGGGCTTTGTGCGCGATCCTTATTCACTAAACTACCTCTATACTATTTAGGAGCCCATCTATGTCAGAAATGAAATTGATAATGGAGAGCTGGAATGGCTTCCTTGAGGAAGAGTTTGGTGCATGCCCAGTGCAGCCGATTGACATAGATTCTTTTTTAGATGGTGTCGAAATTGCAATGATGGACCCCGCTGTTCAGAAAGAAAAGATTGAAGAACTTAAAAAACAAGGTGAAAGTGTGGAAAAGCTTAATAAAATTATGGAGGTCGTTGGTCTTACTGCCGACGTTCTCGGGNCCAGCGGTGCTGGCTCTCTTGGTGCTGCAGTTGTCGGCATCTTCGCAAATGTGATAAACAATGTCCAGCAGAAGAAGACAGATGAAAAAACAGAAACATTGCTTCGAGTGCTTTGTATTGACAAGGCTCTTCTGGATACAATATCCAACGATATTGAGAAAACTTATTGGGCGAGCAGCGGAATTCAGCAAAAGGTAGAGGCGTATATACGAGCTGCCCGCGGAACGGCAGCGCCCGACCCTATGCCAGACTTCACAGAGCACTTAGTTAAGTGGTTAAATACGGCCGGCGACTCTCCTTATGCTAAGCAAGGCACTCCTGGTTTGGATACTGATATAGTTATAAGAGGTGGCTAATGGAACTATTAACATTTATATTATGTGCTTATGGGCTTACACAGGTTCTTGTCTATGGGCATGTATTTGAGAAAATAAGACCCAAGAAAACATGGCTTAAAGGCTTTGGACNGCTATTTCATTGTCCAATGTGCATGGGCTTTCATGTTGGTTGGTTTTTAATGCTACTTTCTCCATTTACAGAACTATTTAGTTTTGATGTATCTGTATTTAATTTCTTCCTTCTAGGGTGGTTATCGTCAGGCACGTCTTATG